ACACTAGCGGGGCTGGTCGCAATTAAGGATTTCCCAGTGATTGCAGGTCGGGTGTTTTGGTCGGACTTTGAACTATGGCGCAGGAGCTACCTAAAGCTGGTGCGCCCGAGTCCGCAAACGCCGCAAGATCCCGAACCTCGTGCCGGTCGTAAAGTAAGTGAACGATCTGGGAAGAGTGGTTCACTAGGCGCATCGCGACTTCGCGGGGAATTCCTTCACGCCGAAGCCGCGTCACTTTAGTCACTCGCAGTCCATGAAACGTCAAATGGCCCAATCCTATCGAGTCAAAGAATCTGCGAAACATGTTGCTTGGCTCTTTTGGCATAGCACAGGTGTGTGCGGCTCCCTCGGCCTTGAGTTTCGTAAACAGCGGGATCAAGGCGCTGGGCATGGGCACGGAAAAGCTTTTGCTTGCCCCCCCCTTGGGGTGTGGAAACGTGATGGTCTTGGGCGTGCTCTCCAAATCAATGCAGGTCATTGGGATTTGGGTTTCTTGAAGGCGGCAACCCGTATACAACGCGATCAAAAAGGAGGACAGCATCCAGGCGGGTTTGCTTTGGAGGTGGGTGAGGCACTTAGTGATTTCCGCGTCGGAAAACGCATTCTTTTTTGCGTGGGGTTCGGTTTTGTATTGAAATTTCGCGAGTGGGTTAGCGGTGATAATTTCTCGCCGGGTCGCCTCGGTGAGTATTTGACTCAGAAGTTTAATATCCGCTTGAGCGTTGTTTTTTTTCAGTCCTTTCTCTTTCGGGTTTTTTTTGTGCAGCGCCCATTCAAGGTAGGTGAGTCCAGTGGAGTAGCGCACATCACGCTCGGAGAGCCGGTTTTGTTGGAGAAAGAGGCTCAGTCGCTTCCAGCGGATCATGTAGTACACCTTTGTGTTTGCGATGATGCTCAAACTGGAAAAATAAGCATCAACCCAGTCCCAATGGTGCGCGGGGTTGGGTCGGTTGGCGGCGGCAAATTCAGCGGCTTCAAACTCCGCTCGAAACGCACGGGCTTTAGCGGTTTGGTCGGGGTCGTCCCATCTCAATTCTGTGGATTTGCGAACCCATTTTCCGTCCTTTTTATAGGCGATGTACCAGTAGGCGCTAGTGGGTTGTTTGTAGAGGCTTGCCATAGTATGAAATGTATGAAAAGGGCGCTGAAAATCAACTTATTTACAGAGACGTTTACTCTGTTGGCGAAGCTTTATACAGAGAGTAATTTTTCCGTCACAAAAACTTTCAAAGTTAGAGGCGTAACTAATCAGTTAGCTGACAAGTGTTTAAGATTTGTATATGAAACGCTGTATGTAACAGCGTATGAGAAAGGGGTCGCGTAATGGAGGGGCATTACGACATTGCGGCTCTAAAAACACGTCTAAGTTTGCGTGATCTCTTCGAGAAAGCGGGTACGACGCAGTTCCGAAAGAACCCAAAAGGCTGGATGGTTCCGTGCCCTTTCCATGAGGAGAAAACGCCCTCGTGTTTGGTCAACGAAGAGCAGGGAACTTACTTCTGTTTCGGGTGCCGCCAATTTGGAGATAGCCTCTCGTTTTGGGCGACAAAGCGGGGGCTCTCGTTTGCGGACACGGTGAAGGAACTCGCCGTCATGGCGGGTATGGCGTCCGGGGTAATTGACCCCTCGCCAAGCGTGGTGAAGTCGATGGTGCCGGTGGTGCGTGATGTGAACTGGTTTCCTCCCGCCATGAGTCCCGAGCGTGCGCATGACTGGGGGCGCGGTGTGGAGAGGTTGCAGCAAAATGAGGCGTGGAGAGCCTCGATAGCCCACTGGCGTGGCTACAGGCCCGAGTTTGTGGCTTGGTTGTGCTCGGAGGGGCTTATGGGGCTGATGCCTTACTACGGCCAGCAGCGCGTGGGGTTTTTGGTAAAGGCACCTTTGCCTGAATTGGGGCTGACTCCCGTGGGTGTGCATTTGCGGCTAGAGCCCAACTCGACTGGTAATCCTGACGCCCGCCAAAGCTGGCGGTATGTGCCCTCAGCGAGTGAGTCCCTGCCGAATGGGGTGGGCGCGTGGCCTTTTGTGATTGGGAATCCCGCCACGGCAACCATTTGGTTTGTGTGTGAAGGGCAGTGGGACGCCGGTGCTCTTGCGGACTTGATGGAGTGGGACAAGGAGTGGCCCAAAACGGTGGCTCTTATTGGTCTGCGCGGTTCGACAAGCTGGAAGCTTCTCATGCGGGCTTATCCGCTGCGCGGCACTGTCACAGTGTTCGCGATTGCGGACAAGGACGCAGCGGGCGCGGCTTGGTGGCAAGCTGAGGGGTTCCTCGCTCAGTTAGAGGGCAAGGTGCGTCGGGTGTTCTCGTTTCTGCCTACGGCGCAGAATTGCAAGGATTTTAACGACCTCACCAAGACGGGGCAAATCACGAAGATTCAACTCCAAGCGTTTTTTCTAAAAAAACTTAACTTAGGCAAGCGTGCGCCCATCTCGGCGGCAAAAGTCGTGTCTCGAATTTCGGAAGCGAAAACTACGAAACGTAGCTTTTGGCAATGGGCTAAGTTTCACGCTCGCGACCTTGGGGAAGTGGGGCTTCTTTGCGCCTTTATCACGCAGCTAAAATCCCGCCCTCCAGCGAAGGCGACATTGAAGATGTGGGTGGCGCATTGGGTACAGCGAGGAGTGGATGAGGCGGCGATGCTCACTCGGCTTGCGGGGGTTTGGCAGTTGTGGAGGGAGGGCAAATGAGCGCGGTCATTCAAATCTCAGACATCATCAATGGCGCTCTTTCGACGCAGTTTGGCAACCTGCCAAAGATCGAAATCCCCGGCGATGATGCGCGGCTTAAAGAGTGCGCGGAGGCGGTGCTTACGGCGGTTAAGGATAAGGGGCTGTACCGCCGAGACTCGGTTGTGGTGGTGATTTACACCGAAAAGCAACGGCTTCAAGTCATGGAGGCCGACGCATTCAGAACGTGGGTGGAGCGGCACGCGTACTTTTTCAAAACGCGGCAGAACGACCAGAAAGAGTACTACGAGGTCGCTAGGACGTTACCCAAGGAAGCGGCGGTGGGGATTTTGGCGTCGTGGGATTTCTGGCCTGAACTGAACGACATCGAGCAGTGCCATTATGTGCCGCTGCCTGTGCTTACGCCGCAGGGTTTTTACGCGGAGTTGCCAGAAGGGTATTCGGCTGAGTCCAAGACGCTCACATTCAAAATTTGATGCAAAAAACATCTCTAAATCGCAGTAGAGGAGGATTTTCCGACGTTATCGCTGGTTTGAAGGCGTACTTCAAGGCGCGTGGCGAAGGGCAAACTCTTTCGGTTATCCGCAGAAAACAACATGACAGAACAAGATGATAAACCCGGCACGAGTCACCACACCATACAGACGCTCTTGGCAATCCTCCGTCCCTTTCTCCAACACGCAGGAGATTGCGGGCATCGCTGGAAGGTGGGGGATTTTGTCATCCCCTGCACCTGTGGCTTGGAGGAATTGATTGAAAATTTGTACGAACCGAAAAAATGAGCAACGTAGACCACCCTAAACACTACCAATTACCCGGCGGCATTGAGGCGATTCAAGTCTGTGAATGGCTCCCGTTTAACTTAGGGAATTGCATTAAGTATATCTTGCGGCTCGACCACAAGATTCCCGATTCCGACGAGGATTTGGACAAAGCGACTTGGTATCTGCGCCGAGAAAAACAGCGCAGACAGGCCATTCGCCGCTCTCGGGAGGAGAAGCCCCGCACGGGGGAGCAGTTTGAGCGTTGCGAGTGCTGTGACCGAGTGGCGCTGGAGTGCGTGGGCACCAGTTTGTTTACGGGTCGCACGCGCTCGGAGTGCAAGTGGTGTGGGTTTGTAACCATCAGAGAAGGCCATGAATAAAATGGATGAGTTAATCGACACATTAGAGGTTCAGCTCCAACTCATAGCTCAGAATAAGCGGTTAATCGACTCGTTGGAATCCGTCACCTTGGAGCGGGATACCTACAAAAAACTTTTAGAAAACCTTTTAGAACAAAAACAAAATGAACGACATCAATAGGTGGACTGGGCTCGGGAACCTCACACGCGATCCCGACATTAAATACACGAAAAAGGGCAGCGCGGTTGCTGAACTCTCCCTAGCTTTGAATCGGAGCTGGTTGGCCGACGCGGGGCAAAAAAAAGAAGAAGTGACGTATGTGGAGGTCACTTTCTTTGGGCGTACCGCTGAGGTCGCCGGTGAGTATCTGAAAAAGGGGCGGCAAGTGTATTTGGAAGGGCGGCTGGCGTTGGAATCGTGGGAGGACAAGGACACGGGAAAGAAGCGCACGAAACTCAAAGTCATTGGGGAAACTTTGCGGCTCTTGGGCTCCGGGGGCTCTGAGGCTAAGGCGAAACCCGCCCGCGCAGTAGAGACAAGTGAGGTGGATCCAACCGACGAGGTGCCTTTTTAATTATGGGGCACTACGTTTCGGGCACCAAAAATGGGTCGCAGTTGATTGGGTACAGGTCGAGCACGCCGCTCATGCGCGTAAAGCGCGTTGTGAATGTGCAAGAGATCGCTATCGCGATGCGAAAGGCGCGGGAAGAGGGGAAAATGTGTCTGAGCCATCAGACGCTTGGGGAGAAGCAAGAGGTATTTAATCCCGAGGCGTTTGCCTCTGTGATGGCTGAGGCTAAACGGGCTGGTTTGATTTGGGTGGAGGAGCCTATGGCTCCAACTGAGCCTGAAAAGCCCCAGACTTGGCCGTTGGAACAGGTGGAATGTGTGATCTGTACCCAGGTGTTTTCTCGTCGCAAAAATCAAGACGTCAAAACGTGTTCAGTTGATTGTGGAGCGGTGTATCGCAGTCAAATTCACACCGCGAAACAGTTGCGGATGCGGGGGGTAAAGGAGCCAAAGAAATGCCACTGTGGAAAATTGGTGAGCAGTCTTAACGCGCTTACGTGCTCTAAGGTGTGTGCTGAAACTGTAAGATTGGAGAGTTGGCACACCACCAGGGCGGCGAAGAAGGGAGGTAGGGATGCAAGATGAGTTTTGTTTCGACCAAAATGCCCCTGATGCGTCTGGCCGTCGCTCGGTGGCAGAGCAGTGGACGGATTTTCACGCCCGTAATCCGCACGTTATGGAGTACCTCATTGAAATGGCGAGGAAGGTGCGCAAAGGCACGAAACGCAAGCTCGGCATTGGAATGCTGTTTGAGGTCTTACGTTGGCAATACTGGGTGGAGACGGAAGATGAGGAGCCGTACAAACTAAACAATAATTACTGTGCGTATTACGCCAGAGCGATGATGGAATCCGCGCCAGATTTAGGTGGTGCTTTTAAGTTAAAGGCAAGTAAAGCGGATGAACTTTTTAACACAAACACGGAGGAAAATAATGAGTAATTTAGAAGAATTTTTAATGGATTGGGCAAAGAACTTTAAGGTTATCCCAGAGGGAGAGCCCCAGGCACAAGTAAGAGCTTTAGTGGTTCAGAACTATGCACTGAACTTACTGCTGGAGAAATTTATTCAGCGATTGGAAGTGGCAGTAAAGGAGGCGAAATGAGCGAGCCTGTATTTTCGCCCGAGCATACGTGCTCGTCTGAGCCACCAAAGCGTGGGGGTTTTTCGGTGGGTGAAGTTGTTTCAAACAATGGCAGGGTGTATGTCGCGGATGAATTTGGTTTTTTGATTGGCCCAGTCGACGTAAAAGCCGCAACGACTTTGTCTTACATTATTGCGGAGCGTAAGGAGCTTCGCGTTAGGTTGGAGAAGTTGCAGAGAGAACAACAAATGGTGGATCGAACAGGCAGACGCATTAATCGCAGCAGCAAAAAAGGGCAAATGAGCGACGAACAAATTAACGCTGCGATAGCGGAGGCGTGTGGGTGGATGCCTGATTTGGATCATGGTATTTGCTGGAATGAACATGGCAATCCAATAATAACTTACCAAAACTACTGCAACGACCTAAACGCCATGCACGAGGCTGAGAAAATCATAAAAAAGTCAAAGCCGGAATATGCGGCTTTGTTGGTTGAACTGGTTAGCATCGACGCTAAATCAGGAATTTATTACGCTTACGGTTCGTTTCCGCATGTAACCGCAACAGCCCGCCAACGCGCAGAGGCGTTTTTGCGGACGCTGGGACTTTGGGAGGAGGCAAAATGACTACACAAGAAATCAACGCGGCCATCGCCACGGCGTGTGGGTGGCGCAAAGAAGATGGCGTTTACATGTGGACGACCAATGGGATTGATTGCACTTACCCAGAATTGTGGGACTGGTGCAACGACCTCAACGCAATGCATGGGGCGGAAAAGGTGTTAAAAGGATATGAGCAGATTGCCACTTACGTTTGGCACTTGGAAAACAGAAGTGAAGACTGGAGCACAGATGAGCACATGATGGCAACACACGCAACAGCCCGCGAACGCGCAGAGGCGTTTTTGAGGACGCTGGGACTTTGGGAGGATGCAGAATGAAAGATCAAGCGGCTCTATTAAATAACGTAAAGGGGGAAGCAGTATGAGTGATCCGATGGATTGGTGGACACCAACGGTATTACACCGCTTTTTGGGTAATCTGGGTATTCCGCAGCCGAGGTTGTTTAATTATAGAATTGACTGCGATCTAAGTGATTTAACTGAGCGATTTATGGAATGGAATACAAAATGAGTGCGCCGAACGAACTGGTGGAGCGGGATTCATTGCATGATCTCAGGATGCAAAACTCGGGACAAGCGGCTCTGTTGGAGCAAGCCAACGACCGGGTGCAAAAATTGACCGCGCAAATGTCCAAAATTGCGTCGTTATGCGATTTCATCTGGGAGAAGCGCGAGCATATGAAGGTGGGTACGTTCGCTTTTGTGCTGTTTAAGGCGACGATGATGGAAATTTACGCGGTGCTGGAATTAGAGGAGGAATAGAATGTTTGACCAAACTAAGAGTATTTACGATCACGCAATGACGTTGCAGGAGGCGACGGATTATTTACGCGACCTCTACAAAGAGTTCCCATTTGGGGACTGGAGGCAAGACGAGCACGGGGTGTGGCAAAGCCGCTCGCTGGCTGTGCAGATAGCAGCGATGCTGTCGCAATTTTGCGTTCATATCCTGCCAAAAGGCGCAAATCGCATGGGTTTCATTTACAACGCGAACTCTCAGCGTTCTGGGAAGACATTGCTGGCGAAGATGGCCCTGTGCCCGGTGCATGGCGGGATGGCGGCTCAAACTTGGAAGAGTTCCGAGGAAGAGATTACCAAAGTCGTGGATGCTCAGTTGTTGGAGGCGAAGACGTACATTTGCTTCGATAACTGTAAGGGGTTCCTTCAGTCGCCTACGATTGAGGCGTTGATGACTTCACCGCAATGGACGGGGCGTATTTTGGGCCAAACGCGCACTTTTACCGTCAATAACTCGGTCACGGTGTTTATCACAGGAAACGATTGTACGGTGAGCAGTGACATTTCGTATCGGTGCCTACTCGTGAACCTGTTTGTAGCGGATGCCGAGGTGCAGGATCGCGAAACAAGCGTCATTATTGATGAGCCGTGGCTCTTGGATCGAGCCAATCGCATCAAGATGTTGAGTTGCCTCGCAGTGATGGTGCGTCACTGGGTTGAGGTGGCGGGTCGGCCCAATGCCTCAAGTTTTGGCTACAAGCCCCTTTTGGGGTTTGAGGCGTGGGGTAACATTATTGGGGGCATTGTGGCAGCGTCAGGGTTTGGGAATTGTTTGGAGCGAGCGAGTATTGCCACTGCTGGAGATAATGAGAAGCGAGACATTACGACTCTTGTGCGCTTGATGTCGGAGTTTTCGTTTGGTGGCGGCACTCGTTTAGAGTTTCGCTTTGATGAATTGGTTAAAATCTGCTTTGACGAAGAATTGTTTCCTTGGGCGATGGATGGGAAGGAAAAGGATGATACAATGGTGTTGAGTAGTGAGGGGCGAAGTCGCTTGGGTAAACTGTTTTCGCGCTATGCGCCGGATATGGCTTCAGGCGGGCGTAGGTTTACGTTTGGAGAAAACATTTATTTGTTATCCACACGAGGCACGGGACGGTCCCGGCGGTATGTGTTAGAGAAAACCACTGCGTTTGGGGTTGATTTGAATAAGTAGTGCTTATCATTGATTGAAGATTTAGGGCGGCTCTGGCATTTCGCTGGAGCCGCCTTTTTGTTTCCCTTTACCCTACTTTTTAGTGTGAGCGCATAGGTCACATAGGTCGTGTTTTTTTGAAATTCAGACCTATGCACTTTTTTATCTCTGATCTTGAACCACTTACCTTATTCAAAGCATAGGTTACATAGGTAGACATAGGTTTTTCTTTCCTCCGCATAAGAGGGAGCGGGTTTTCTGGAAAACTCTTCTATTTTTATAGAACAGGGTGAAAATGGCGGTAAACCTATGTGACCTATGCTTTCTAGTGGATCGACGGCAACGCGGGCCTTGATGTTTAGTAGGTTATGAAATCGCACCTGTAGGCGGCTGTTTTTTTTACGACCTGTGTCGACCTATGCAACCTATGCAGTGGGCGCGTGCATGAAGTAAAAATTTACCACCACCGTGGAAAAGGAATCTATTTGATGGGTTACAGACAGGTCTTCCCGTAGGGAATCTGTGGTTATCTTATGGGTGACGGTTTAGTTGACAGGTTGCGCTTGGATTGTGTCCTGAAACCTCGGAACCTGTAACTTCTGTAACCCCGGCGGTGATTGCCGCTGCGTGGGGGACGTCCCGTGCTTACGTTTACAAACTAATTAAAAAGGGACTGGATATTTCCAGCGTGGAGGCGGCGACGGCGTGGCGCGAGGCGAACGCGGTCAATGGAATCGGATCCAAGGGCAAGGTAAAGGATGGCGCAACACCTTCGGGGGAGCCTAAGCCTGAAAATTCTTACAGTAAGAAAAAGCGGGTCAGGCTCCGCACACTACAGGACAGTCTGCTCATGGCGATTACTGTCGAGGAGCTGTGCGCGGCGGCGGTGATCGACAAGGCGACGAGCACCGCGTCCCAAAATTTCGTAAACTCGTACAACAAGGCGCACCAAAATCGGGTCGAGACTGAAGCTGCCATTATCAAACAACAGAAAGAGCGCGGGGAACTCATCACTGCGGAGGCCGCTAAGGCTGAAATGGCGAAGCTCGCCTCCTCGATCATTTCGCTGTTGCGCTCCATGCCAAAGCAGTTCGCCATGAAAGTGAACCCTTCGGATGAAATTCTGGCTGAGATGGTGCTTTCTGAGGGGATAGAGGCACTCATTGAGCAAATCCAGCTGACCTATGAGCGCGTCACGTCCTGACGCTCCCGGCCTGACGGCCCTCACGGATGCGTTGTACTCTATTTTTGACCGCGCCCCGGATATGCCGGTGTGGCAGTGGCTGGAAAAGTACGTTGCCCTGACCGAACGCGAAACGGCCACGCCGGGGTTGTTCCGAACAATTCTGCGTCCGTATGTGCGAGAGCCGCTGGAGTGCTTTCGCAATCGGGCTGTGACCGACCTGTCGCTGTGCTGGGGCACGCAGACGAGTAAAACCATGACCATCATGGGGGGAACGGCCTACAAGATTTGCAACGACAGCATGAATACGCTTTGGGTGATGCCCAACGCTGACCTCTGCAAGTCGTTTTCGCGAAACCGATGGCAACCGTTTATCGACAACTGTGCGCCGCTGGCCGCTCAAAAGCCCGCCGATAGGCACTTGTGGAAGACGATGGAGCAATTTTTCACGAAGAACACCCTGACCTTCGTGGGCAGCAACTCTCCTGCCAATTTGGCCTCTCGGCCCTGCGGACTGCTCCTTATGGATGAGGTGGACAAGTTTGAGCTAAAGGGCGACAAGGAGGCGGGTGCGTTGCAGAACGCGGAGGAAAGAACTAAAACCTTTCCTTATCCTTTGCGGGTAAAGACCTCTACTCCGACGACGGTGCATGGGGAAATTTGGCGTGAGTTTCTGACCGGCGATCAGCGGTTTTTCTATCTCCCGTGTCCAAACTGTAAAGAAATGATACGGCTGGAGTGGCCGAATGTGCGCTGGTGGGACAAGTCGGAAGACGAAAGCAAGGTGGACGGAGAATGGAACATGGAGTTAGTACGAGCCAACACGTACTACCGCTGCCAAAACTGTGAGTACCACATCCGCGACGGCCAAAAGACGGCTATGTTGCGCGACGGGGAGTGGCGTCCGCACAACTTGAACGCCCCACCTGGGCGGCGTTCGTACCACCTGAACTCGTTGTATGCGGCCCTCAAGGAGACGGCGTGGGGGAACTTGGCGGTCAAATGGCTGCAAACCAAGGGAAGCATCACGAGGCGGCACGCTTTTGTGAACTCGACGCTCGCGGAAACGTGGGACAATGAGCGAGCCATTGACGACGAGCCGCTCAATACCACGATCTTTGCGCTAGGCGATTTGCCCAGTGAACGCATCCCTGTCATGACGGTGGATTGCCAAGAGGGACATTACTGGGCGACAGTGCGGTATTGGGGCCGAGGCAGTGAAAGCTGGCTGATGTACGCGGATAGGGTCGAAACCCCTGAAGAGTTGGAGGCACTCGCGCTGGAACACAAAGTCGAACCGAAACGAGTCGGAGTCGATATGGCGCACCGGCCAAACCAAGCGGCCAAGCTGATTGTGAAGAACGGTTGGCGCGGCCTGTGGGGCAGCGACAAGAAAGGGTTCATTCATTCGTTAGGCAATGGCGCACGGATTATCCGAGATTTTTCCCCGGTGCAAAACCGTGATCCGCATCTTGGCACGGTGTACCAATCGGAGGGCAACAAGCGGGCCATGTACATTTACTGGAGTAATGACCGGCTCAAAGATCGGTTGGAAATTATGCGGCACACGTTGCCGACGAAGTTCCATGTCCCGAGCACGGTGACTAACGAGTACATACGACAGTTAAACGCTGAGATAAAAACAACGCGCATAGCACCATTAACGGGCCGTTTGGTTCACTTCTGGAAGCAAGTGCGTAAAGATAACCATTTGCGGGATTGCGAACTGATGGGGCTGGTGATGGCTTTGGCGGGAGGAATTTTAGAGGATGAGGCCATGAAGGAAGCCGACTCTCAAAAGGCGTTTGGCTTTATGAGGGACGCGCCGGTTGACGCTGCCCCAGTGGAAGAAGAGCCCCGTGCGGAGGAGGCTCAGTTTCAATTTCCAAATTAGTGGACACGTACAAAAACACGCCCATCCCAGAAGGTAGTTTGGTTTCGCCAAAACTCGACGGGGTGTATGCGCGAGCAACTCGGGAAGGGTTGTTTTCTAAATCGGGGTTGTCGATCCACACCCAGCCCCATATCCACGCTCAGTTGGCGCGGCACTTCAAAAAGAACCCGGACGCTATTCTGCATGGGGAACTTTACAAGCACGGGCAGTCTTTTGAGAAAACGCTCAGCGCGTTTAAGAGTGGCAACGCTCCTTTGGAATACCACGTTTTTCCGTCTGGTGGCAAAATGCCTTCAGCCAAGGGAGCCATTCAGCACATTCCTGTCACGCGGGTGACTTCCGATGCCCACGCTCATTCGCACTACCAAGCGGCCCTAAAATCGG